GGGAGTACCGCCGTAAATCTACAAGCAAACTATCGTATGTCATTGTGTAACTCATAACTTACACATCCTTCAACTTAGGCATTTAAGGCTTCAAGCCTATTCCATACCCATTGAGCTTCCTTTGCACAATCATAATCTACAAAAGTAAAAGTCCCCTGTGTGTGATCATGAACCATCACTTGTGTATTACTTTTGATGGAATCTAAATAATTATACAAATCATTATAGCTGGTAATTTCTTCCCATTGACCTTTATTGGGGTTATCGACGGTTATGGCTAACATTATTCCATCTTGTGGAGGTGGTAACGCATCATCTTTATGATAAGCAAAACCCTGAACACTATTAGGGTTAGCATGAAGAACAAAAGAAGGTATTTTTCCTGTTTTAGTGAGTCTATACTTAACTAGCTTGTGCGCCATTTGTAGCTCCATTTTTCTTTCGTAAAGGAATGGGGTTTGCTAAAGACGTAGAATCCATAGTGCTGAATCCCCTATGTGAAGCAAAATCATGAGGGCAATCTGCCCATTTGTCAGCACAATGTTCCAGCCATTTTAGAGTCATTTCATGAGTAGGTACATTTCCTTCAGAAATAATCTTATTTTCCAGGTTTAAATAAGACAAAACCTCGGCTTGAGCATCTGCCGCATTTATCCCCAAATCAAAAATGTAGATCATGTTGCCTTCATCGATAACACCATTTCTACTTCGGGCAGCGTTTAACCCTTGTTTCATAGCTGTCATAATATGGTATCTACATTCTTCTCGTTCATAATCCTCTTCGGTTAATTCTGTCTTGCCTATCTTTTTCATTAAAAGTTCATGCTGGTTCATAAAGAAATTGAGTTTACGCAATGCCCCATTAACACTTTTTTGTATTCTTTCATTAATAGATCTTATTTCTAACATCTGTACTTCTAACAATTCTTTTTCAAAAGGATCTTTAGTCTTGGCAAGTTTTGCTTCTTTTTTGCGATATTTTATGTCTGACTTCTTTAATTTTATAAAGGCAGATTGTAAGGCTTCTTTAGTTTTGGCAACCTCTGCTAGAGTGTGTTTTATGCTCCTAATTGGAGTAAGAGGGGTTACATCAAGAGTAACATTCATAAACTGGGAATGAGACTTGTTAAAGTTAGAAATACCCTGCTCTACCGCTGGCATTTTTTTATCAATGTTTTTTAACATTGATTTATATTCCGCAGGTTGTTTTTCTAAAGAGTTCCCTAAATCACTTAGAATTAGATCCTTCATACTAAAGATTCCCTTGGGTCTTACTTGCAGCCCCTCCGTGAACACGATTCTGAGTCAGATCCCCAAAATCAGATGCGTCCGAAGTAGTTGCGAAGGCCACATATTCTATGGTAACTGTCCTAGTAGACCCACTTATTTGACCACCACCGAATAGACATCTTGTTGAATTCCCTGCTCCTGCTGACCCCCTTGAAGCAGTAGTTAAATCTCCAAAATCGCTATAATCTCCTGTAGTAGCAAATTCTACCCTTTGAATTTTATTTGTGTAATCATCAGAACTGGTTTTACCTCCCGCAAAAATAGAATATGTGGTATTTCCTGCCCCACATCCCCAGAAAGTACTCGGGCTGACTCCACCGAAATCAGTAGCGTTACCCGTAGATGCTATGCTGATATAATCGACACGAGTAGTGGGTGAATTACTAGCTTCACCACCACTAAATAACCCCCGAGTAGCACTCGCGGTGCCTAGAATATAATATCGAGCTATTGTCAAATCCCCGAAGTCGGAAGCTGCGCCTGTAGTACTGATGGTCACATAGCTTATCACATCACGGGCAGCCGCCGCATCACCCGCAGCAAAAACACCTCTCGTTGAGTTAGATAAAGCTCCACAACCTACAGTATCATCTTGAACAGCAGCCCCAAAGTCACTTCCTCCTCCACCTGAAGAATAGTCAATATACTGAATCATATCAGTATCGTTGCTAATTGGTGACCAGAGCGCACGAGTAGAGTTAGAACAACCTGCGTTATTTGATGTCTCAGTGGTTAAATCAGTCCATTTTGTCGCATTACCTGTGGTAGTAGGATTTACATAATCAATTTCACCTTTACCTGTTCCATCAGAGTTACCCCCGATAAATATCACAGGGCTAAATGCGTTCCCTGCAATCGGCCATACATCTTTGGCTTTCCATTCTAGAGCTTCCTGCAATGACCACACCCCTGATGCTGCACCATCTTCAAATGGCCCGTCAGGGGTAATGGGAGCATCTGTGATTAGCCCTCCTGGTCTTTTTATAGACATTTGTTTTCCTCTGTTACATTAGGAAGAAGAGATAAGTTCATAGCTGATCGAATAGGTTATTTTAGATGCAGTGCCACTTGTAACTGCAATGCTATTGTCCTCTTCAAGATAAATAGCAGTGGTCTTATCCACCACTACTAAACTAGCATCAGCTGGAACAGAAATAGTTGAAGCGATAGGATAAGCTGTACCCCCTGAAGGAGCCGATCCTTGAGCCACCCCACCATTACTGTAAATATCTACAGAAGTATCCACAGCATTAGTGCCATCAATATTAGCTGCTACTATCTGGTTTATTTTCATCACTGTACCACTGGAAGAGGCATTAGGTAATAAAACAACCGAGCTTGTTCCGCTGGGGGTTAAATATGTAGTCTTTCCATAAATACTTGTTACAGATACAATATTCGGATTTGCCATGTCTTTCTCCTAAAATCCAAAAATCATCGCTAAAGCGATTGATTTACCTGTAGAGAGCCCAGCCCCATCAGCCATGACAGTTACTGTTCCTCCACTGTTTTTATAATATAATTTACCATCATTGGTATTTATTGCTAATTCCCCGTCAGCCAGATTTCCCGCAGTAGGCACTGCACTAGCTGTCGTAGACCGATAAAGTTGTATGGGCGTGTAGCCTGTTTCAGCCATGTCTAACTCCTTTTCTTAAATTAAAAACCATTACGTAAAGGTTCCTCCCGAAATACCACTAGTGGCTGTTACTGTGGTAAACTCTCCTGTATTAGCTGTGGTAGCCCCAATAGGGGTATTATTAATTGTTCCCCCTACAATAGTAGGAGCAATAGGAGAAGCTAATTTTGCAGTTGTGACAATCCCATCTGCTAATTGATCGGTTGTTAAAGGAATATCTGTGGGTGCATTACCAATATATGGATTTGACATTATGTGATCTCCAAAATAGATAAAATGGCATCAATAGAACTCGCAGTGTCAGATTTAACCCTGATAGAATCCCCTGTTACCAAAACAATTTTTTGATTACCCCCAATCGGGACTAAAGCCCCCCCTGATGGAATGGGAGCATCTTTCACTATATAATAATCAGTGCTTGCATCATATAAAGTAACATCAATATTAACTGTAGATGCTGTGGTATTGGCTATAGCCAGACCAATTACTGTTGTTTCTGTAGAAGAACCTACAGTATAAGATCCCACTGCAGTTAATGAAGTACCAACACCTGATGAAACTTTCCTAGAAAATGTATTAGCCATTTTATTTCCTTTAACCTAATGCTACTGCCATAGCAATAACATCATCCATAGTTACACCAGCTGCAGGGGTTGACCAGCTTGGAACCCCCGATGCTAATGTTAATGTGTCACCGTCTGACCCTGCGGTTAATTTGCTTAATGTGTTAGCAGCGGAAGCATAAATAACATCTCCAGTGGAGTAAGTAGCAAAACCTGTTCCTCCATTTACTGCATTAAGAGTGCCTGAGAGCGTTACTGCGCCTGTTGTAGCTGTGCTAGGCGATAAACCTGTAGTACCTGCATTAAAACTTGCTACAGCCCCACCTGATAAGCCAGCGGCGGTTCCTGTTATGTTTATACCCCATGTGCCTGTTGCATCTGTACCGTCAGTTTTAGGGGCATTTACATCGGAATATGTTAAAGTAACAGCACCTACCATACTATTAACAGAAGTCACTGTATTACTTTGATCTATTTTTTGCCAAACTGTTCCATTAAATATAGCCCAATCACCAATTTCCCAGTCACTAATTCCATCCAGAGTCGTCGTTCCAGCTACATTTACTATGTAATAATAATTAGCAGTTCCCGTCCCTGAAGCTAAAGTAGGGCTATTGGTGTTAGCGTTCCATGTTCCTTGATAACTCAGCCCTGTAGTAGAAGAAGCAGTCGTTACACTAGTAACTAACCCTTTGTTATCTACTGTTACAACTGGAATTAAACTTGATGACCCATACGTACCAGCCGTGACTCCAGAAGTAGGAAAATCTGCATTAACTAAAGAACGAAAGGCAGCCGCAGCCGCTGCACCTGATGCTGGCCCTGCATAAACTACATTAGCAGCTTGATCAGACACAATAAGAGCTGAACCCCATGTGGGAGCCCCTGTACCACCAGAAACCAATACTTGCCCTGATGCACCTGCAGAACTCAGGCTTATATCACCACTACCTCCATAGGCAATACCACCAGGAGTTGAGGTGTTGCTTTTAGCGGTTCCTCCTTGATCAATAGGTAAAATTCCATTTATTTGATCTGCTACTGATAAATCTACAGGAGGATGTTGATGATCACCCCGAGAAAGCTCAGTTAAACTCCCTGCTGAACCGCCTGTTGTAGTAACAAGAGGGACATTATCTTCAAAATCAGCAGTTAAGGTAACATTACCACTTAAAGCACCCCCTCCTTCTAACCCTGATCCTGCTATGACTTGGGTAGTAATAGGGACATAGCCGCTAATAGTGGCTGCAACGGTACTAATAGCGGTTATGCGCCCTGTCGCATCGACTGTAACAACAGGAATATTAGCTGTATCCCCATAAGTTCCAGCAGTTGCGCCACTCGCTGCTAATTGTGTTGTTCCTACACCACCAGTAGCAATACTAAGAGTAACATTAGTGCTTAATGCCCCACCACCAGTCATTCCTGTCCCTGCAATTACTTGCCGTGTGGTAGGCACACCTGAAACCGATAAAAGATCTCCAGCTCGAATTTGATAACTTACACCCTGATAAGTAAAAAGAAGCAATCCATCTTCTGATGCCGTGGGAGCTGTAGGCAAAGAAGTAACTTTAGTGGGAATTAAATTAGTAGGTACATTAACCATTATTCCATCTCCAGATAATCTTCACCATCTTCGGTAATAATAAACTCTTCACCTGCTTCTTGTATAACCCCTGACATTCTAGTGGCAATGTCAGTATCAGGACGATTAAACGGTAATACAATTTGATCAGGGCGGCGTGGTGGTAACAGATAAGGATCATATTCATCTTTATCAGCTTCACACACCATAAGACCAGGAAAATTAGGGTCAGGTGACAGCTCTGCTAAAAGAAATTTTCGAGAACATCGCGCACAAATAGCAATTCCAAATGTGGGTTGCCCTTGAGGATCTAAATAAATAGTCATGATGATGTATATACTCCAATCCCTGGATTTATTTCTATAGGTGAACCATCATTATCACCATCCCATGCACGTTGAACAGAAACAGCCGCACGTGCTTCAAGCATAGGTATAAGGGAAGCATCAACTACAGGGGTTTCTGCCGCTACACGAGAAGCTAATCCATTTATAATAGCTTCTAACCATCTGTTAGGAATTTCTATTTCTTGTTGTAAAGTATCGGTATCCATTATTTGGCGATGTCGCCATAACATTAATTGATACTTTTCGGACGCAGCATTAGGTGCGGGCCATAAATTAACAACAGGTTGAGGAAGATTGCGTTGATAATAAAAACTACTGGGCCTTCCTGAAAAAACTAAATTGCTCTGATTCACATAATTATCTCTACTCAGTATTCCCAAAGGAATTGCCTGGGGCATATTGCCTAATGTAACAGAAGTATAAGAAATAGTTGACACCCCATCAGTAGGTATAATTTTAAAATACTGAGCAGCTAATGCTCCAGTTATTTCACTCCATGTAATAGCCCCTGATGCGGCCACTGCAGCTGTTGATAAATCGGTGCTTGTCGAAGTTCCTACAGTTGTCCAGGTAACATTGTCAGTGCTAGTTTGAAAGGTTACAGGAATAGCAGTAGCTGACCATTTAATCCCAATAAAATTAACAATAGTGGGAGTCGTAAAATTAACTAAATAAGAAGTAGCTGTAGAAGTTACTGTACCACTTAATTCCTGTAAAATATTAAGGTTTAAGTTTAATACATCCACTGTCCCTTTAGGGAGCGTAACTATTTGATTGTTTTCATAAAGGGGTAAAATTTGCTGTTGAATACACCAGCTAGGAGTTTTTATATTAGCTAGTTCATCAAGCATAAAAGCTAAAGAATCCATCCCGTAGGATTGCATTTCAGAAGTAATTGATTGGGCAGGTAAGCGACACCGCCTATAGGCATGGTCAACCACCTTTAGGGCATTAAAAGTAGTGACGCTTATATTATTAGAATATGCCATATCTTATTATGCCTTAACTAATTGGCTGCTGATACAGCATACCCCTAATTCATATAAATTAGAAACCGCGCTTCATTACACCCATTTGTTTGAAGCCTTTAAGAGCTGTAGATCTATTAACAGCGGCAAGCTTGCTATCTTTATCCATTGTCCCGACAGAAGAATAAGCCTTACGCCCCATAGATTTCTCTTCACCTTTACTTTCATCTCTGCGGTCTTTCATGGACTGAGATTTTTTACCATCTCGTTCACCTAAAGATTCATCAAGTCTATCATCATATCCCTGTCTAGCTGATCCACCTTTAGCCTTATCCATCGTTCCAACACGAGAATAGGCTCTTTTCCCCATAGCCTTTTCCATGCCTTTACTTTCATCTCTTCTTGCTTTCATAGATTGAGAATTTCTGCCATTACTCATTCCTAATGACTCATCTAACCTATCGTCATATCCTTGCTTTCTCATGCTACCTCCTGTGGCGGCTTTCTTAGTGTTCATTTTGCCTAAAGTTTCAGCTAGTCTTGCACGTTGCTGTGTTTTTTTACTTGGCTTTCTACCATCAATCTTTTCCCCTTTAGCAGCTTTTCTTAGTTCGCCTTTAGGAATAGATTCACCCTTTTTAACTTTAAGGGTTTTACGTAAAGCCCCTGGCTTCTTAATCGCACCTTGAATCCAGTCTTTTTTAGAGCCGCCTTTTTTAGCCCCCAACATCACTGCCTCATCACGGTCACGATGTAATTCTTCGTGGGCATCGCGTTCTCGAGCTCCAATTCTAGCTAATTGCTGCCTTTTATCTTCGCGCTCTTGGGCATCATGTGGTCTACGCTCTTCAACCCGACGAAGCTCGTCAGCAGCATCGTCTTGTATATTGATTACACGCCCTTCTTCATCACGCACATTTTGCAAAGCAGAGCCACCATCATTAAAGTCAACTCTATCAAGTAAACGCTCATAGGCATCTTCTAGCAAATATTCTTCACCAGCTTCTCTAATAAGTTCATCTCGCAAAGCATCTGCAATAGCCATTGCTTCTATTTCTTCCAGAGTAATAGAAGAACCCATCCGATTTCGTCCTTCTCTTTGTTCTTGATCAGTTGGCCGCCGCCTTGTTTCTTCAAGAGGTACCCGACGAATTACTGGTATTTCCCTGCCTCCTTCAGATGGATCAAGACCAATTGTTTCCGTAACTTCTCGAATAGTAATGGATTCAGGTTCACTTGCCCTCATTGCTCTTTTTAAGGCTCGTAGCTCTGCATCTGTTACACGACCTCCTCCATTCATTTTCGCAGGTTTTCTTGCGGCTGATTTGGTGTAACCAGCTTTAGCAGGGAATTCAAAGTCTTTTACGTATTTAATAGTCATCCTCTATCTCCAGATTGAGAAGGTGCATAGCTTTTAATACACTGTATAACGAGTGTATAGCTATCCCCAGCAGCGGCTCCAACTGTGCTTAACAACAGATCATTAGTTTTATCTGCATCGGTGTTAAAGCTTTTTATTCCACCAATATCATCATAACTAATATCATAAAGCTGATCAGCGGGAATAGTCATTGCCAGTGTATCAGTAGTTGCATCTGAAGGGTCACCCTGAAAATATAAATAAACAGTAAGACCTTGGGTTTGTACCCATATTTTATCAATAGCAACCCCATCACATGCCAAATTAAACGAATTAGGATTTAATGATGACACATCTATTTTCGTGGCTTTGGATTCATCAGTATCAGCAATGTTTGTAAACTTTGCTATATACAAACGCTCTCCATCAAGAATCACTTCTGTACTTAGTACATTAGCCATAATTTAGTTCCTTATGACAGATTATTGTTTTGCTGATACAAAATTGTTGCTCTAATTTCACCACCAGTAGTAGCTCCAGTGCTAGTCCATGTCAGCTTTACATCTGCTGTTCCTGTATCAGCCCAAGCTAATGCTCCACCTGCTTCAGTGGTGGGATATGCTCGACCAACTCCCGAAGCAACGGTAACAGAATAAGAGTTAAGAAAAGTAGCATTGCCACCAACTGTATCTCCAATACTGAAAACGCATGTAGCCCCTGCCATTACAGTAGGCTTATCAAGGACGATATCAATAATCTGTGAATTTGCTGGAATAACAACCGTCGTAGCATTGGCGGTGGAAGCCCCATCGTTAAGTGTGGTTCCTGTTGAAAATGTTTGGGCCATTACCACTTGGCCTGTATTTTTTATATCTGAACCTAAAGTTGTGCCTGTAGTTGCAGGTATTGTACCTGCTTTGATTGGCCCTGAAAAAGTTGTGGTTCCCATTTAAGAGTCCTCGCATGTGAGTTGAGTATATTAGTCTACATGCAGTCAGCTTGGCCTGTCTAATATACCTGTGTAATCCAAGTAATCCCCCCAAGTTTCCTTGAGGGGATTAAATTTTAACAATTAAACGCCCGCAGTTCCCCATATAGCACGAGGATCTGTCCAGCCTACTGTATATCTTTCAGTAGCTTTATAACGCATTGAGTCAGTTGCAAAGTCACCTTCCATTGATTTTTCTAAACCTCGACGATTTAGTAATTTCATTCCTTCAGGTGCATCAGTTTGAACCCACCAAGCGGTATTAGATGTAATACGCGAAAGGTTAGCTTGACCATCAGCCAGCAACCCCATTGATTTCACAGGGTTAATGTCATTGTCTGCTGTGCCTGTTTTCAAAACAGATTTTAACAATACTTCTGCCTGGAACACATTAGAAGGGCCAGCAACAATTTGAGTTGGCGTTAATCGGATTCGTTTGCCATTATTGTCAACGGCATTACGGATCTGAATAAGCATTTGTTCTAATGGTGTTTGAGACAAGTTTGCAGCGGTGGTTAGCTGGTTACTAAATGTACCCGTTGCTAAAGGATGATTTGTTGCTACGAGCGCAACACCATCACCCCCTGTATAGGCTGCATTAAATGCTCTGTTCAATATATTAGCACATAATGTTTCTTTAGTTTCAATTAACGATTGCGCTAAGTGTTTAGCATAAACCTGACCGATTCTAATATGATCGCCATCTTCAACCAACACTTTAGTCAAGCTAAATGCAAGACCGTAAACATTGTAAAGATAACGCTGCACAAAGAGAATACCGCCTGATTGATATGTTACTGCCATACCATCAGGTAATTCAGGTGCGGCCCCAAAACCATAAAGAACAGGTTCTTCATGATAATTACGTGGGATGCCTTGCTGCTCACGGAAAACTTGTTTCCATTCATCAGCGCGTTGATCATAGACTCCATCAAAAACTTCATTGAGTATTGGCTCAACAACAGATCGGAAGTCAGTACTTCTCATAGGAGTAGCCATAGCTAATTCTCCTTATACTGAGTTAACAGCAGCTTTGTAATGATGTTCGTTAATACGAACAGTAGCCACTACATAAGCGTCTGTTAATGCATCATCTACATTTCCTGAGAAGCCAGTGATCTGAAATTGTCCAGATGTAGCCTGAATTGCAGTGAGCTTGGTGGTAGAAAGCCCTACTTGCGTAGAGCCGCCTGGGGATGCAACTGACCAATCACATTCTTCTCCAACTGCAGTTTGTACTGTAGTTCCTGAAGAAGGATTATCATATTGTACATCAAAGATAATCTCAGGGTCATCATATACCCATGCAATGATGTTAGTTGCAGTTGTGCTTGCTGGCCAATATGGCGATAATGTGGGTTTTCCATTCGAATCATCATACTGAACACCTGCGAAAGTGCCCAATAAAAGAATCCCGTCTACAGTTCCTGAACGGGTTCCGTCTGAAGTTCCGAGCTGAATAACACCATCATCTGTCAATTTGACAGGATCACCAGAGAATATGTTTTGGGCATATCCTGTGGTTATTGTATAGGCTTTCGCCGTTATACGACCACTATTGTGATAGCTTGGACGAAAACCAAATGGTGCGCTTGTCGAGGACATAAGCTGCTCCTATGGTTAATAGATTGTTTGCCAAGGAGGCTTCTATGTTTTTAATACTCAAAAGAAGCTTCCCGATCTTGTCCTAATTCCAGATTACCATCACCTTGAGTAATTTTAGTTTTAGATGCTCGTGCTTGTTCTTCCAAAAATTCGGCCGTATCAGTAAGCTTACCCTCTTCACGTAAGGGGGCATCATGGTGGGCTTCCATCATATATTTCTCAAATAAAGACATAGGAAGTTTAAAAGCTAACATCTCATTAACCCCAATACAGCCTTCCCACTCACCTGTTTTAATTGTTGCATAATCCCAGCCAGGAACATCTTCTGGCTTCACAGGCTCATAACCCAATCTAATACGTTGCTGGATTGAATCACGAGGATTGGTTGTAGTTAGCCAGCACATATGCCAGCCATCAATAGGGGGTAAATCTGGTAACGAGGACTGAAATAAATTTTGACGAAACATTTCTACTCGTTCATCTTCTGACATTTCTCTATTTTCGCTTATCGCACGATCTGTCATTGCGCGGCTTTCACGATTTTTACTAGAAGATTTTTTTAAGCGGTCGTCTGTCATTTGATCGCTCCTTTCAGCGATTGAATTAAATATAAACTTTGTTTATTTAAAATGTAAAGATGTTTTTACGTATTATAGTTCCCAATCAGGAAACCAATTACAATAATAAGCACTACACCTAGTAATCCTTTCCAATTTTTTTGCAAAAAAGACTGGCTTTCATAAGCTTCATTTATGTGCGGGGTCTTAGGATTATCTCCTCTAAATCTTCCTTGTGAATCACGCGCTCTTTTCTTTGCTTTTGATAAACTTTTACTTTTGTTCATAGTTTTTGCCATTATCCATTTTCTTTATCATATTGAGCATAACTTTTAACATAACGATCCCGTAGCACATGATCATCCCACACCCCTGCTTCCTGTAAGGCGGCTTTTCTTTCAGGGCTAATATAAACTTCTTTACGGGTTGAAGTA